GTCTGAACATTAACTTTTATCCTCGTGCGGATATATATTTATCCTGGTGAAATTATTATTAGACTGATTTCGTATAATATAATCGTGATTATGTTACTAAGCCCCAGTGAGACAATTTCCGCTCACGGGGCTTTTTAACATCAATCCGTATTATACGAAATCCTTATTTTGGGATTATTAATTTTCCTGATTCTGTAATTTCAACTAAATCAATTGCTTGCTCTAAAACAATATGAGCTAGTTCCGTGTCCTTAACTGGCTCAAGTTTTTTATTTATTAGAATTTTATTTAGCTCTACTGCCTTGTTTCTTAATAGCTCTTTCTCTCTGTCGTTTAATCTCAGCATCTGTGCCATTGGGCTTAATTTCCTGTACATATTGATCACCTGATTCTATATAAACTTGTATACATGCTTTACATGATATATGTAAATCTGTTATCTTTTTGTCAAAGTGAAATATGTATACATGATATGAAAAAAGAAGAAGCATTCGAAACAGTATCAAAAATAATCTTTGACAGGGGATGTCAATTGCTTATTGGGGGCAATCCTGCTTTTGAAACTGAGCGTGTTCTTATTCATATCGAAATGTGCATGGTTGAGTGGGGTTATCGCTCTGCAAAAGTTGCTGAGTACTGCGACATCATCAAACAAGAAAATGATCATTTGCGTTCAATGGGGATTGAAGAATGAAAAAGAATAATCCGATCTGGTCTTTGAATGAATCATTCTTTGGTGAGACTTTCGAAAAGTCAAAAACACCGGAATTACAGTGGGGGTTGGCGTTAAATACCCCCATTAATAAGATGGGGGTACAGGTATCGAATTCATGCACTCCACCTACGGATTTGGATTTACCATTCCCAACTGAATTCCCAACGCTTTACACACATTTAGTTAAAACCACTTCTGGCGTTAAAGAAGTCCCAACACGTTTACCTGCTGAAAATGAAATTGCTATTGTTGATTGGGTCAATTTCACAATCGGTATTGAAACATTAGGTTCTGCATTCTTCGAACCTGTAACCGATGAAAATATTGATTCAGTATGCCGTGCTGCAATTCATCAATTAGATGAGCATTTGGAATATATATTTGGCTTTTCAACAACTTCCAAAAACCAGTCAGGCCGTAACTTTTATAAGCAATCTTATGTGCTTGGCCGTGATATGGGTCAAGTCTGTATCGGTGGTCAAAAGAACACAATCCTTGTAATGCTTTCAGGTAAAGGCTGTTCATTTGCTAATGAAGGGTGGGAGAGACGTTTATATACCTTCCTGACCAATATTGCCAAACGTGCCAAGCTCACACGTATTGACCTTGCACATGATGATTTCTCAGGTGAAACAATCAATGTGGATTGGGCAGAAGAACAAGATACCAATTCAGAAAAAGGCACAGGCTTTCAGAATGGCGCAAGAAAGCCAAATGTAGAGCACAAAGGCAACTGGAAGCGTCCAAACGGTCGTGGCCGTACCTTAAATATCGGTAGCCGTGAATCTGGCATGTATGTCCGTGTCTATGAAAAAGGCCGTGCAGAAGGTGATCCAGAAGATAACTGGCAACGTGCAGAAGTAGAGTTTAAAGCCTCTGACCGTATTTTGCCTTTCGATATGCTGCTTGCACCTTCCGAGTATTTCATGGGTTCTTATCCGTGTTTTGCCGAACTAAAAAATACGATTCAACCTGCAAAAATTGAAGCACTTAAAAAGAATGCTTCGATCACTGCTAAAGCTGCACTGGAGACAATCAAGCACCAGTACGGCAAATATTTCAATTTTTTTAAACAAGTATTTACTGCTGATGAATTAATAAATCTAGTTTGTCACTCCGATAATTTGGCATATCCGAAACGCTTGGATCATGTCGCTCTTACTGCAATGAGGATGTAAACAATGGGTACTCAAACAAAAATTACTTTAGTTGGCGCAAAAACTACTGACTGGAAGTCAGAAGATGGTCGTCACTATGACTATGTAAATCTTTACGGAATTATTCCGTTGGATCTGTCGCAAGGTAATGCGGTTGGTCAAGGTGTAGTTGAATTTAAGTGGCAGGATTCAAGAAATATTGTCCAGTTGCAAGGTCGCCAATTCCCTATGGAAGTCGTGCTTGAGCTTGACATGGTTTCAACTGGTAAACAGATGAAGCAGGTTTTAACCAACGTTATTTTGCCGACTAAGTAATTATGAAAATTAAATCAGTACATCAGACAGATATTGTTGAGTGCCCGATCTGCTACACGATCATTTATAAAGGCACTTTATTTCAACATGTCTCTGTTTGTACTGGTTAAAGGATTGCGATATGGAAATAAATGATTGCTCCGTTGTTGTTATTGAATCAGTCAATTATTGCCTTGTCGTAGTAAAAAGTGAGTCGTGGCTAGATCAACTTAATAGTTTATCTGTCTTGCAAGCATCTGCTTTGTTAAGTGCTACTGCTCTTATTTGGTACGTTGCATGGGGCATTCGTACCACCCTAAGTTTATTAGGGCATTCATCAAAACATGAGGAATAAATCATGGAAACACAAAAAACTAAAAAGGCTGTTCAATTTGCTAAAAATGCAGCTGCTGTCGTAGGTGTGACACTTATTTCAACTGGTGCCGCTTTCGCTGCTGAAGGTGACACTTCAATTGATTTAACTACTGGTTTGGCAGGTGTTGCAATCGTTGGTGGTCTTATGGCTGCTGGTACATTGAAAGCTGTTCCAACCTATGCTGCTTGGGGCATTCGTAAAGCATTGTCAATGCTTCGCTAATCCTCTTTAAAAAAAGCGGGGGAGGAGCGCACGACGGTACGCACCGCACCCCGCTTTTTCACATATAAGGATAATAAAGCATGACTGTATATTTTATTGTTGTTGTTTGCGCTGCATTTTGGATCGTACTTTCAGGGGACTGATATGTGTAAATTAAATTTTTTAATAATCAAAGGAATAAGAATATGATTCATCGTTTAAATGTATTTTTATTATCTTTGATTGTTACTTTCGCACCTGTTTATTTTACGACTGTACATGCTTCCGCTGCTGAAAAGTGGGAATATGAACCTGTAATGAAGGACATGAATATTCATGTCAAAGGCTATAAAGTCGATCAATACGGCAATGCTGTAAATGACTATGAATACAATACAAAGATTGATCCAAAAACTACTGCTAATAAACAAAAAATGGGAACTGTTGGTTTTGGCCGATTGCTAAAAACTACAGGTTGGGGCTTGCTTGGGTCTGCTGCTCTGGAAGCATTGCTTGAAGCTGTTGATTGGGTTATTGATCCAGAGGCACAAAGCATTTGGCGAAATAAACCTAATCAAAGTTCTTCTGTTTCTTGTACCTATAAAGATTCAGGCGGTAAGTATGTTATTTTTCAAATTGGTAGTTCTCAACCAGATAGATGTCCTCTAACTGCTGTCGAGAACTTTTTTAAAGATTGGGGGAATGATGGTAAATTTGTTAAATGGAAAACTGAAATAAATACAAGTGGTTCTACTCAATTTGAACATACTTATAAAAATTGGGCTGGTAATACATTAACTGATGTTCGTTCAGTTCAAGCTTCACGAGATCCTGATCAGTCTAGTCATGAACTTCCAACTGAAAAAGAATATTTAACACCTGAACAATTAGCAGATTATGCAAACCATACTCATCCTGATTATGCTAAACCTGAATTAGCTGAAAAGTTAAATCCTAACTATTCACCTAATATTGCTTCTGATTTATGGAAACCTTCAAACAATTGGGAAAAAGAAAATTCACCAACTGTTCAGGAGGTTAATGATCAATTAAATAAAGCTAATCCTGAACCTGTAAAGCCACCTGAAATTATACCTAATCCTGAAACTGGTGGTTCGGTATTACCAAGCTTCTGCTCTTGGGCTGTTCCTGTCTGTGAGGCTATTAATTGGTTTAAAGAAGCTCCAGATTTACAAGATGAACCTTTAAATATTGAGGAAAAGCAAGTTATTGATTACGAGCATATTAATTATGTTCAATTTGGTGCTAGTTGTCCTTTTTCTCCACAGTCTCAGTCTCTCCCTATGGGGGTGCTTGGCTCTATTGATTTTGAAACTGACTTAACTTTTATCTGTAACTTTGGTGTTGAAGCTAAACCTTATATTGTTGGTCTTGGTCATTTGGGTGCTTTGATATTTCTATTAATTGGCATAAGGAATGGCAATGGGTAAATTACTTGCTCAAATTTCTGAATGGTTGCTAAAAAATTCAGTTCAAAAAACCTTGTCTGGTGCTGGTTTAGGCATTGTTAGCTACCTTGTTATTTTGGTTTCTGTTCGTGCTGCTTTTGACAAAATGATTAATTCAGCATATTCGGGACCTTCACAGCTTTTAAATCTTATGGGTATTTACGGCATAGATTACGTTTTAAGTGCATTTGTTTCTGTTGCTGTTTTTTTGATGACACTTAATTCTGGTAAATTAGCGATTAGGAAAAAATAAAAATGGCTGAAATACGATTAACTACTGGTGGTATCGGTACTGGTAAATCATACAAGAATGTTAAGGATGCTTATGAAGAACTCCAGAAAGGAGAAAATTGTAAATATGAGCGTATCTATTCAAATATTCGAGGACATGCCGAGCTTTGCGAGGGTGTATTACCATTACCAGATGACTGGCGTGAATGTGAACCTCATAGCTTAATTATCATTGATGAATGTCAGGCACATGAGAAGTTTTCTAAACACTTTTCAAACCGTCGTGATTCTGAAATCGTCGATTTGACTATGATTCGACATCATCATTTAGACATGTGGTTGATTTCTCCTAATCCTACTTTAGTGAACAAAGATGTTCGCGATCTGGTGAACGTTCATGTTTGTTTAGAAGCTAATGGTAAAGAAACAACTAAAGCATTTTGTTTTGATAAGGTGCAAATTAATTTAACTAAGACAGTTAAGCAAAGGGCTTTTGATGAGTTTACTTATGCAATTGAGCCTAAGTATTGTGCAATGTATAAATCAACTGAGGATGGAACTCCTAGCAGAAGAACATACAATGTAAACTTTAAATTAATATCATTTGTTGTTGGCCTGATTTTTGTCACTTTGGTTATTGTTGGTCTAGTTACCTGGTTAATGAAAGGCACTAAAACAGATATTGATGAGCTTTCAAAAACTGAAACAAAAAATAAAGAATCTAGTTCGATTAATGCTGATCCTATAAGTTCTGCTTTTTCTACTGATAAGCCTGTATCTGATGATGAATGTAGAAAGGGTGTCAATGTAGAACGTCCTGAATGTATTGCTTATTTTGATAGATTAACCTCTACTAATTCATCTGTAACATCTCAAGGTATGACTACGCAATCAGTTCAATATGATCCGTCTAATCCTTATGATACTGAGTCAATACAACAGTCTGTTTCGTATCAGGTAACGGCTAAACCTGTATTTTCAGGATGTGCAAAAATGAATGGTCGTTATCAAGCTTATACTCAGCAGGGAACTAAAATAAATGTTTCAGAAGCAGACTGTAAAAAACTTATCAACGAAAATGATCGTCCTTTTAACTACTTTGCATCAAATCAGCAGCAGACTATGCAAGCTCCAGTAGTAACAGAACGAGTGTCTACGAGTGAACAACAGCAATTAAATTCTGAAATTTCTTCTCTCTGATTACAAAGCTCCCTTTTAATTTAAGATCGGGAGTATTTAGAAAATGGGTTGGGGTTCCCATTTTCGGCACAAATTAATTGGCATTATGTATCACCTGGGACAACATCCTGGGAAAGCATAAAATTTCATAAGTTATTGATTCTTCGTTATCATAATTTTTTATCGTTGGCATAATATTACATTTTATTAATTTTTATCCTGGTCTGAACATTAATTTTTATCCTGGTGCGGATATATATTTATCCTG